AGATGTAGACACCAGTCCTGAAAAATTGTTAAAACTTAACTTAGCAATGATTGACGATGTAGCCAAAGTTATGAGTGATTTCATGACAGACTATAAAAAGGAATGGGCAGACAAGGAAAAGGACGAACGTCCTAAAGTATTGTTTGTGATTGACTCATTGGGTATGATGTTGACACCAACTGATGTTAAACAGTTTGAAGCAGGTGATATGAAGGGTGACTTGGGCCGTAAGCCTAAAGCACTAACATCACTGGTTCGTAATACTGTTAATATGTTGGGAGAATACAACGTAGGACTAATGGCAACCAACCACACATACGCATCGCAGGATATGTTTGATCCAGATGATAAGATTAGTGGTGGGCAAGGCTTTATCTACGCAAGTAGTATTGTGGTTGCTATGCGTAAACTTAAACTAAAAACAGACGCAGACGGCAACAAGACTTCACAAGTACATGGTATTAGAGCGGCGTGTAAGGTAATGAAAACACGTTATGCTAAACCGTTTGAAAGTGTACAAGTGGAGATTCCATATGAAACAGGTATGAGCCCATACAGTGGACTTGTAGAGTTCTTTGAAGCCAAAGATATTCTAAAGAAGAGCGGTAACAGTTTGGAATACACTAGCCACGTAACTGGTGAAGTAATTAAAATGTTCCGTAAGCCTTGGAATGCTAATAAAGATGGCGCATTAGACCTTATTATGAGCGAATGGGATGACATTGCTGTTGATCAGTTAACTGAACAACCCGTGGACGAAGATTCCGAAGAAGAACTAAATAGCCTTGATGAAAATTTATCCACTATTGAGGAATAATAATGAAACTATCAAGTAATGACGCAGTAAGTCTTGCAGAATTGTGGGACAGCATCAAAGCATATGTTCCAGTTAAGGATAGAAGCACAGCGGCCCAGCATTTTTTAAGTGCGGTACAAGAAAGTGCTTTGTGCGATCTAGAAGAACATGCAAACGAACTTCATGGAGTTTGTAGCATTCTAGATCGTGCCCTTAAGGAATATGATGTTGATGATGAATTAGAAGAATATGAAGAAGAATCTGAGTGGTAATTAGACAGTGAACTGGTTATCAAAGATACGAAAAGATATCAATCAAATAGTTTATGCGATTGACTACTATGAAAAAGAGCTTACTGAAGCTAGGGTTCAAACAGGACTTCGTGGCAGTGTTGAAAAACATAGCCGCGATATGCCTGGAGTAGTTGAACAACGTTTTGGACAATTACAAGAAATCGAAAGTATTTTAGAGTTCTTAAACATAGAACTACGTAGAATGCGTAGTGAGAAATTCAGGAAGTTTCTGGAGCATTATAACAGACAACTTACTAGCCGTGATGCGGAAAAGTATGTTGATGGTGATCCAGACGTCGTGAATCAACAGCATCTTATTAATGAGTTTGCCCTGTTGCGTAACAAGTATATAGGACTATCAAAAGCATTAGACGCCAAGCAGTTTCAGATCAATAACATTGTGAAGTTACGTGCAGCTGGACTTGAAGATGTGAGTTTATAGTGTAACAGAAGGTGTGATCAGGCCTTGTTGTATATAGCTAACACAGAACGTGTTGCAAAGTCGTTAAAAATATCGTCTGCGAACATCCATTCTGTTACACAATTTACTTATCGTATGATTAAAAAATCATAAAAAAACCAATAAAAATTACAAGTACTTGAAAAGGCAGGATTTATTCTTGCCTTTTTTTTCTGTTTTTTGTTGACAACCAAGACGTCTTACTGTATATTAATGGTATAAGTTAAAAAACAGGAGTTAGCAAATGGCATATGTTTCACAAAAAGACAAAGCAGAATTAGCACCAGGCATCAAAGCAGTGCTTAAAAAGTACAAAATGAAAGCCAGTATCGCTGTTCGTAACCATTCAACACTTTGCGTTAATATCAAAGAAGGCGCAATTGACTTTAGCGATAGTTTTACACATGGTGATGGTTATATTCAAGTTAATGAATATCATATCGACCGTCACTATGCAGGTAAAAAGCGTGAGTTTTTTAACGAACTACTAGCGGCAATGAAAGGCCCAAAGTACTTTAACGATGATGATGCAATGACTGATTACTTTAGTCGTTCACACTATACTGACATCAATGTTGGTAAATGGAATAAACCTTATAACTATACAGGAGTATAAAATGACAAAAATTAAATTTGATATCAACCAATTGGATGACATTATGATTGGTGATGTAGATATGAAAGACTATCCAGACTTTTGTGATGCGTATGTTGAGTCAGCATCGTTCAAAGGTATTGAATTAACTGATCAACAACTGGAAGAACTTAATATGTCAGATGAAACCCGTGAATGGGTTAATGCAAATGCATACGAAAGTTTATTTTAATAAAATAAATTAAAATAAGGCTTGACAACCAAGACGTCTTACTGTATACTAGTGGTATATTAAATAAGAAAGGAGTTAGAAATGAGTGTAGAACTTAGAACTGTTATTTCAGATTTAAATTATATTCGTGGCACGGCTACTCCACGCCAGCGTCTAATAGATATGACTGATATGACAAAAATACAAGCTAATGATGTATTTGAGTTTATCAATTTGAGCTTAACGCCAAAGGTAATGAAAAAAGAAGGTGAACGAACACGTATTGAAGTAAAACGTGAAACCGTTAAACTATTCAACGCCATTACTCAACTACAATGCATGGGCTTCAAGGCTCCTGCTAATCTTTCAAATATATAGGAGTTACTTATGACTAATGAACTTCAAGTTGCAATGCTTGCACTTCGTAAAATTACCAATCAGGCAGATCTTAATGAGCTTGCCAAAGAGTGGAAACTTCAAATGAACTATATTGGTGCCAAAGCCAAACGTGGTTTGAAAAAAGGTGATGTGGTTAATTGGGAATCACGTGGTATGGTACGTCAGGGTACTATCATTAAGATGAATCAGAAAACTGTAGAAGTACAAGATGCAGGTGCGACACCATTTGGTCGTACTATTACACGTATTCCAGCCAGTATGATTACAGGAAAGGTAGCGGCATAATGGCAGATACTAATTTTAGATTGTATGTGAATAATATGTATCAGGCTGCTATGAATGAGCGTACTGATTACAATCAAGAAACATGTACTGTACAGGAGTATTTTGATAAAAACAAATTTTGGTTAAAAGAAATGTACAAAGAAAACAAAAATGTTGTTGACATTGTAGATTAAATTTCGTATACTACACAGGTAAACAGGGCAAAAGGCAGAACAATGAAAAAGAAATATGACATCTTTAAAGTAATGACACTTGCTATTGCAGTTGATGAACTTCAAGGCTTCATCAAAAGTGGATATGGTTATCATGATTATAAAAATAATACCAATGTATATGATAATAAGTCTGCTATCAAGATGATCCTCCAGGAGAATCCAGACGCACCTGTCATTGAGATAACCCAAAAACATCGTGACGAAGCTTCTGAGCTCAAAGAATACTTTGACAGTGTTATTGTGATGAAGAAGCTCACAGGCAGTGTTAATGGGTTTGAAGACACTGTGGGCCAATTACTTAACTATACAGAAGTAGACAACTATGGCATTAGTGTAATTGCAAGTCTGCCCAACAGTTTACGCATCCAGAAACAACGTGACGAAATGGAAGAATTTTACGATGAAAAACGTCACACCAGTGAGTATGTTGGCAGTGTTGGCAAACGATTTAAGTTTAACCTACTAATTCAGGATATTAAATTTATTGCCAAATATAACATTCATTTGGTAACTGGTGTAGAAGGTGACGTAAACTTAGTTAAGTTCTTTTGGAGCAAAGACCCAGACATCAGTAGTATCCTTGTTGGTAAAACTATGGACGTTACTGGATTTGTTAAAGAGCAAAGTATTAGTAAATTCAGTAAATGCAAAGAAACTGTAATTAATCGTGTAAAAATTCAAGAAAGTGCTTGACAATAACTACACTAGATGTTATCATGTATATATAAGTTAATGCAAAAGGAGTGAGAACCAATGCAAAAAGTACGTGTTTTAACCGGAGTATATGCCGGAGCAACAATCAAAGATACTGTTTTTAAACTTGAAAAGCCTTTTAAGATAGGCCGTAACGGTGGATTTATCACAGTGTGTGGTAAAGATATTCCAGGAATGCCAGATCGTAGGATCCGCATTAAAGTGGAAAGTGCAAACAGTTTTGAGGATGTTGACGATAATGCGTCAGTAGGCACACCGACGTCAGACGTCAAGCCAGAAGAAACTGACGAACAAGTAATTGAACGACTACGTGAGCGGTTCCAAATTTTGGAAGACATGACAGAGGCCGCTATTGATGGAGTTGTTCGTGGAATGGTTGTAACAGGCCCTCCAGGTGTAGGTAAAAGTTTTGGAGTAGAGCAAGTGCTGGATTCAGCAAAGGTTGCTACAAAACTAACTAATGCACCAGAAAGTTACGGCGTTGTTAAAG